GGGATCGCTGCAGAATCCGCACTCACCGCCGTGACTCTCTTCGATACGCAGTTCGGGCAGCAGTGGTATGGGCTCGCGATTGCCGGCGCCGCCGACGCGGATCACCAGGCCGTTGGGGCCTTCATTTCCTCGTCCACAAACAAGCACTTTTACTGGACACCCACTCAAGAGGGTGGCGTGATCGTCCCGACAAGCACAACCGACATTGCCTATCTATTGAAGGCGGCGAACGTCGGCCAGGTCGCGGTTCAGTACAACGGCACGAGCATCTACTCGGCGATCTCGCTCGCCGCGCTGATGCAGACCGTCGATTACACCGGGTCGAATACTGTCCGTGCGGCGATGTATGGACAGGAACCGGGCATCACTCCCGACGCATTGAACGCTACGCAACTCGCCGCACTGATCGCAAAGAACGCCAACGGGTTCGTGCTCTACAACAACGGCAAAGCCATCGTGCAGCCAGGTATCTGCTCGAATGGCAACTGGATCGATACGGTCATCGGCAAGGACGCGCTGACCATTGACATTCAGTCCGACATCTTTAATCTGTTTCTGACGACTCATGTTTCGCAGGACGACTCCGGAAATCACAAGATCAAGGTCGTCATCGAAAACCGACTCAAGAAGTACGTCGATAACGGCTACATTGCGCCCGGAGTCTGGAATGGTCCTCTGTTTGGATCGCTTCAGGCCAACGCAGACGGAACCGCGCCGACGCTCTCGACCGGGTACTACGTCTACCAGCCGCCCATCGCATCGCAAGCACCGACGCAGCGTACGCAGCGTATCTCTGTGCCGTTCCAGATCGCAGTGAACCTCGCAGGCGCGGTGCAGACGGTCAACGTTCTCATCACTCTCGCAAACTAGGAGATCGACTTTGGTCTATTCCTTCGAAGACGTACAGGCGACAATCACTGGGCCGGGTGGAACCATCTCGCTCGGAGCGGGCTCGGGGAATGCGAAAGAAGGCATCTCCGTCGAGTTTATCGATGACAAGGACAACATGCTTATGGGCGCCGATGGGTCGGGCGTTCATTCGCTCCGTGCATCGAACGCGGCGCGCATCCTTGTGCGCCTTCTCAAGACCAGCCCGGTCAATGCAGCGCTGAACACGCAATATAACTACCAGCGCCAATCGACGTTGTTTTGGGGCAAGAACATCGTTACCGTGACAAACCCGATCACCGGCGACGACTACCAGGCAAGCGAAGTAGCGTACCAGAAGCATCCCTCCGTCACCTGGGCAGAGGACGCGAACTTCAACGAGTGGTCCTTCAACGCGATCAAGTGCAATCCGGTTCTTGGGGTAGGGTTCTAAACCATGAAAACTGAAACCATCAATGGCATCGAGTACAACATCGGCAAGCTCGATCCATTCGAGCAGATGCATGTGGGGCGGAGACTCGCCCCACTGCTTGCGCACGCGATGCCAGCATTCATGAGCATCGTTGCTCAAGGCGACATCGAAAAGCGACCCGATATCGAGATAGTTCTGCTCTCGGGCGCGGGTATTCCGATCGCCGAGGTGTTGGCGAAGATGTCGAACGAGGATGTAGATTACGTTATCCACCAGTGTCTCTCTGTCTGCCAGCGTAAACAGAAGAATGGCTGGGCGAAGGTGTTTGCGAATGGCGTTCTGATGTTTGCCGACATCGAGGGCGACACGCTGGTTGCCCTTACAAAGCACGTCGTCGAGGTTTCACTAGGCCGTTTTTTTCCTACAGGCCAGTCCGAATCGACTCCAGCAGCGGAGTGACGTTTACTCCCGTCGCGATGGCGTCGGGTGAGGACTGGCTGATGCGTCCCGTGCTTGAAGGGCTTTGTTCGTATGAGTCCCTGATTGACGGCAAAATCGACCTGTTCGACATTGCGCGGATGAACGAGGCGCTGGACGTGAAGTTTGAGAACGAGCGGCGCATCAGCGAAGCGCTTGCGAAAAAGGAGCAGTGATGGCGGGAAACTCCAGCGTTCTCAAGGAATTCCTTGTCAAGATCGGCTTCAAGGTCGACGATACGCAGTATCGCAACTTTCAGGAAGCGATGCGGGCGACGGGAAAGAATGCCGTCGAGATGTCGAAGACCGCGCTCGCTGCGACGACTGTCATGGGCGCAGGCCTCAAGGCCGTCGCTGCGCAGATGGAATCGCTGTACTTCGCGACCCGGCGCACCGGCGCAAGCGCGACCGAGTTGAAGGAGCTTGGCTTCGCCGCCTCTCAGGTCGGCGTATCGGCAGAACAGGCGCGCGGGGCCGTCGAAGGGCTCGCGGCCGCGCGTCGCACGAACCCCGGGTTGAATGGGATTCTCGGCGGCATGGGGATCGATCCACGGCAGACGGACAACGCGAAGGTGCTTGTCCAGTTGCTCGCTAAGCTCCACTCGATGCCCTACTATCAGGGCGCACAGGTGGCCGGACTATTCGGCATCAACGAACAGACGTTCGCGATGCTTGAGCAGGGCCTGCCAGAGATGCAGAAGTATCTGGAGATGCGGGAAAAGATGTACCGCGCGGCGGGCGTCAACCCTGACGACGTGGCGAACCGCTCGCACGAATTCAATTCGCAACTGCGCATCCTGGAAGGCTCGCTCGAATTTCTGACCGAGATCATTGCTTACCGACTCATGCCGGCAGGCGAAAAAGTCATCGGCTGGCTCACGAGCGTCGTTGCTTGGCTCATCAAGGCCGACACCGCAACCGGTGGATGGTCATCGCGCATTCTCGGCATTGCAAGCGCGCTCGCCGGGGGGAGTCTGATCAAGGGTGGTATCGGGCTTCTCGCAAAGATGCTTGGCCGTGGCGGGGCTACCGCTGCCGTCGCTGAAGGGGCCGAAGGCGAAGGTGCTGCTGCGGCTGCGGGCGGCGGTATTCTCTCCGTCACCGGGGGTCTGGTCGCCGCTGCGATTGGCCTCGCGATGGTCATCTTCAATCGCGGGATCGCCGAAAAGGTCACAGGTTGGCTCGGTCTGGACCCCAAGGGCCACCAGATCACCGATGCCGTCAAGTCGATGGCGTCCAAGGTCGGCAATCTCGCGCATACTGCCACTCAAGGCGTCGCGGCCATCGTCCCGAAAGTGACGGGCGATCTCGCCACAATGGTCGCAGGCTTCGAAGGGTTTCGCGATCACGTATACCGCGACGTGGCCGGGAACGCAACCACGTTCTTCGGTCACAAGCTGAAGCCGGGCGAAAGCGTCGCGGGCATGAACCCGATGACTGTGCTGATGAAGGACTTGGCGATTGCGCTCGCCGCGGTGCACAAGTTGGTCAAGGTGCATCTGTCGGGCAATCAGACGAACGCGCTTGCGGACTTCGTGTTTAATGTCGGCGCTGGCAAGTTCGCCAACTCGACGATGCTGCGCAAGTTGAACTCGGGCGACTTCGCCGGCGCCGCTGATCAGTTCCAGCACTGGAATCATGCGCTGGTCAACGGTCACATGACGACTTTGAAGGCGTTGACGGATCGCCGCACTGCCGAGGCGAATCTGTTTCGATCTCCGGATCGGCCGATTCACATCGAGCAGAAGGCGGACTATCACATCAACTCGACGGACCCGCATGGGGCCGCCAGTGAGGTCCAGCGCCGCAATAAGGGCCTGACCGCCGATATGGTGCGCTATCTTGTGGGAGCCATTCAATAATGGCTGCCATCGAACAGCCGACAAGTTCGGTCACGTCCTACGCATCTCGCTCGATCAGTTGGGACACCACGACGCTTCCCTCCGGAGCAACCTTTCAGGGAGGCGTCCTGTTCCCCGACACGGTGATGGAGGAGCGGCACGATGACGACTCGGTAATCACCGATAACCCCGTCGAGATCGGGGCCGTCGTAAACGATCACGCTTACGATCTCCCGCAAGACCTTGAAGTTACGGCAGTCTGGGATCCCGTCACGCAGGCCAACGGTCAGCCTGGCTTTCTGGAAACGATGTACCAGCAGTTGCTGAATCTCAAGCAAGCGAAGATCCTGCTGAATGTCGTCACCGGCAAGCGTTCGTATCAAAACCTGCTGCTCAAGAACATCTCGGAGACCACTGACAAGGACACCGAGAACGTTCTGATGGTTCGTCTGACGTTCAAGCAGATGTTGCTGACCTACACACAAACGGTCAGCATCGCACCGGCTGCGCAGCAATTGCTTCCGCAGAAGACGATGCCGACGCTCAACAACGGAAATGTGAGTCTCCAGCCAGGCACAAACTACAACGCGGGGAGTTAAATGGCGACACCGTATCTCATCCCGTTGCAGCCGACGAATCAGACGATCCAGATCACAATGGCGGGTGCGCTCTATACCTTGACGGTGCGCTGGAACGACCCGAACGAGGCTTGGACGCTCGACATCGCCGACGCCAATTCGAACCCGATCATCTCCGGAATTCCAGTTGTCACCGGCGTCGACCTGCTTGCATCGTATGCGTATCTGAATTTCGGCGGGCAACTCATCGCGCAGACCACCAACGACACAAACGCGGTCCCGACGATGGCGAATCTTGGATCGACAGGCAACCTCTACTTTGTAGTTCTGCCGCCAGCTGATGAGATAGTGACCGCGGATAGCGGAGCCGCTGTCTTTCGGGGCATTCGCGCGAACCCCGTACCCGTTGAGCCGCGTATATGAGCTCGACTCCGTGGAGTGGGCAGTTTCTTCGCTATGGCCAGCTCGTCGTCTCGAAGGGATCGCAGGGCCTTGATCTATCGAATCTGCGATTCCGCTTCGATGTGAAGGCGTCGGATGTCGAGACGCCGAATACGCTCGTGGTTCGCGTCTACAATCTCGCCAAAGAGACGGTGAACTCAATCATTCAGGAATTCGATACCGTTACTCTGACGGCCGGGTTTGTGAATGGCAACAAGGGCAACATCTTCCAGGGCGACATCAAGCAGTTCTATTTCGGCAAGGAAAAGAACGTCGATTCGTTTCTTGAAATCCGCGCCGGCGACGGAGATCAGGCATACAGCTTCGCAGTCATGAGACAAACGTTCCCCGCCGGGACAAGCGATCAACAGCAACTCTCGGCGATCGCTGCGCAGATGGGATTGACGGTTGCGCAAACTGCAAATGGCTTCGTCTCAACGGGCGGCGTTCTGCCTCGCGGCAAGACGATGTTTGGAATGGCCCGCATCCATATGGGCGAGTTGGCAAAGAAAAACGATTGCCGCTGGTCGATTCAGAACGGCGTTGTGACTCTGGTCCCGAACACCGGTTACTTGCCCGGTACCGCTGTTGAGATCAACTCGGCCACCGGCATGCTCGGAACCCCGGAACAGACTGATAACGGCATCATTGTTCGTTGTCTGTTGAATCCTGCCATCAAGATCGGGCAGGCTGTCAAGATCAACAACGCCGACATCAATCAGACGACCATCAAGAGTCAGTTCTGGCCCAGCTATACGTCGCAGTATTACCCTGCCACCGTCGCCAATGACGGCATGTATCGCGTGATCGTCGCAGAGCACTCGGGCGACACGCGTGGCAAAGGCGATGACTGGTATACCGAACTGACGTGTCTCGACATCGATCCTTCATCACCAACGACGCAATCGGTTCTCGCTAACGGGTGACGCATGCTTCAGCAGGAACGAATAGGCGATCATCTAGAAGCCCTGCGCCTGGCCTTTGATGGCCTCATGCGTTCGGTCTGGTGTGCAAGCGTCGGCATCGTCAGGGATACCAGCAAATTCGCATAGCAGGGAACCGTCAGCATAGAACTCGCAATTCAGACGATTATCTCCGACTCCGAAGGCAATGATACGCCGGAGACAATTCCTCTTTTGATCGATGTTCTAGTCGCCTTCATGGGTGGCGGCGGCATGGTTGCAACCTTCCCTGTCTCTGTCGGCGACGAGGCTCTGGTCATCTTTGCGGATCGTTGCATCGACAACTGGTTTCTCCGGGGAGGCATTCAACAGCCCAGAGAGCCGCGCGCTCACTCGATTGCTGATGGGATAGCGTTCGTGGGACCTCGATCGCTGGCGCGTTCTCTGGTGAACCTCTCGACCTCGACAGCGCAGTTTCGCACCATCGACGCCAGCACTTTTGTCGAGATCGCCGGGGGCGGCGTCGTCAACATCGTCGCGCCTGGAGGCCTGAACATCACCGGCCCGATGAATGTCGCCGGCGATGTGAGCGTGACCGGCACAGTTGAGGCGACCGAGGAGGGTACGTTTAATAGCATTCCAGTTTCGACGCACGTCCATGGCGGGGTGCAAACGGGCGCATCCGACACCGGCATACCCATCGCGTAAAACCCACCAACACCCGGAGAAGACTATGCGCGTGCGAGCACTGGACGCGAACGGCGATATGACGTTCGGATTCAGCAGTGTCAACTTTCTCGTCAATAGCCCGCAGGCGGTCGTGCAATGCGTTCTCACCGCCTTGAAGCTGTGGCAGGGCGAATGGTTCCTTGATACAACCGCAGGGATGCCGTGGAGCACGCAAGTCCTCGGCATGAACACACAGTCGCTCTACGACAACGCCGTGCGAACGGTGATTCTCGGCGTCCAGGGCGTCACTGGAATCACCGCATATAGCAGCTCGCTCAATGCGGCAACGCGCGAACTTTCTATCGAGGTCGAAATCTCGACAGCGTACGGGAGCGCGGCTCTCTCGACTTCCCTCTTTGCTCCGCCACAACTCAGCGGCTACGGCGTCGGCGGCTACGCAGAAAACCCATACGGAGCATAGCGAATGGCAACCTATCCGCTTCCGACTCTCGCGGCGCAGATTACCGCGACCGGAATCAGCGCGCCGGCTTTCGAGGATGTCCTCAATTCTGAAATCGCCACGGAGCAAGGCATTTATGGGTCCGACATTGTCCTTACTCCCGACACCCAGGACGGCCAACGGCTCTCCATTCGCTGCGCGGCGATCAACGATCTTAATCAGCTTGCCGTCGCCGTTTATAACAGCT